GATAAAAAGGTTGAGGAAGCGGTTGTAGATTTTATTTATGGATTAAAACATGGAATTGAATTAACAAGAGAAGATAAATAAATCAATTAAAACAAAATTATGAAAAAACAATTGATTAAAAGAGCATTAATTGCTGGTACTGACCCAAACATCACGCTTTATCTGACATTAAAAGAAATGATGTTTATATAATAAAAATAGTGGATAATATCTACTTTGTTGTTGTTAATTAAAAGTTATCTATATTTGTCAAATAATTATTGATAAAATCTATGATTACAAACGCCGAACTTGGAATACCTGAATACAAAGTGCGCAAACAGCGGAAAGCAAAACCATACTCAAAACCTGAAAGCATAAAGGAGTTTGAATTGGAGTATGATATTTGGTACTACATGGACAGAAAAATACCAGAAGGATTACAGATAAAGCATAAATTCGACGACAAAACGGCAAATTCATTAACAAAGCTTATTATTGAGTATCTTCGTATGAATGGTTGTTTTGGAGCAAGGGTAAACACACAGGGGAATTACAATGCTAAGATAGGTAAGTTTGTCCGTTCCGGTTCTACTAATGGCATGGCAGATATTAATGCCGTAGTTAAAGGGAAAAGCGTATCTATCGAGGTGAAAATCGGACGGGACAAAATCAGGGATAGTCAGTTAAAAGTAAAATCAGAAATTGAAGCCGCTGGAGGTGTTTATATTATCGTTCGGTCATTTGATGATTTCCGGCAACAGTTTGAAAATATAATTTAGGGGATAACATGATACAGCTAATTAAAGGTGATTGCCTTATCGAAATGCAAAATATACCCGATAAAAGTGTTGATTGCATTATATGCGATTTACCGTACGGAACTACTGCTTGTAATTGGGACACAGTTATCCCTTTTGAGCCACTTTGGGCGCAATATAAGCGAATAATTAAAGATAATGGGGCGATAGTGTTGTTTGGTTCGCAACCGTTTACAAGTGCGCTTGTAATGAGCAATCCGAAATGGTTTAAATATCAATTTATTTGGAATAAAAAACAAGGCGGTAATTTTCAACTTGCAAAATACCAACCCATAAAAATACATGAGGATATTTGCGTTTTTGGTGGTGGTAGGGTTAATTATTTTCCAATAATGGAAGAAGCTGATTTGTCAAAAAATAGACCAAATAAAAAAGAAATTGGAAATACTACAGGGATAAAACATTTATCAAGTGGTGTTTATATTTACTCTGAAAATAGGGACGAAAAAAAACGTTTTCCAAAATCAATTATAGAGATACACGCAAGGAATGCTGAATGCAACTCTTTAAACAGAGTACATCCAACCCAAAAACCCGTAGCCCTTTTAGAATACCTTATCAAAACATACACAAACGAAGGCGATACGGTACTTGACAACACAATGGGTAGCGGAACAACAGGAGTAGCTTGTAAAAATCTTAATCGTTCTTTTATTGGAATCGAAATGGACGATAAGTATTTTGAGATAGCCGAAAAACGTATCAACGAAGCACATCAAACAATTACGCTTTTTCCTGAATTTAGGGGATAATTTCCCCTATTTTTTTGTGCTTATAAAAAAGTTATCTATATTTGTCACTGATTTATAAATGAAATCTATATGAATAAACTAAAAAAATATTTCTTTGTAAAATCATATCTTGACACTCATTTTTACTGCTATCACATTGACTGGACTATACAAATAATTTGGATATTAGGTATTAAAATAATGTGGATTAAGAAAATAGGATATTCAATTGATGTTTTTGCAACAATGAAAGAAGCTAAAGAATTTAATAAAACTAAAATAACAGAGTATTTGTCCGCTAAAAGATATATTTCAAAATAATGGCAAAAGAGCTTGTAGTTAAAACTTTTGACCCGAACCAACTATTTTATAAAATGGTTGAGTTCTATCAGGAGAATAAAAATAAAATAAATCCAAATACGGGAACAACACAGCGTATAGACATTTGTTGTGAAGGGTCGTCTCGCTGTTTTGATGGTAATCAGCGTATTTTATGCTCAAATGGGAGCAAATTAATATCAGAAATCAAAAAGGGCGATAAAGTATATTCTTATGACCATAAAACAGGTAAAGATGTATTGAAAACAGTTAATGATGTAATTGTAACACAGAATAAAACAAAAAAATGCTTAAAGATAAAACTAAAAAACGGCAATGAAATAAATTGTACTGAAGACCATGAAATATTTTACAATGGAAGGTACATATTGGCAAAAGAATTAGTGTCTTTGTATAATGAATTAAAAAATAAAGATAATGATTTGAAAGCATTTTAGCGTTACATTTGTAAAGATTGGTAAATAAAACAAACTCATGGTAAACCAAATAAAATTAGAGGATATTATTTCAATCGAAGAAACAACGATTGAAACGCTATATGACCTTACAATACAGGATAATCACAACTATTATTTAGATTGCGGTTATCCTGTTTTAGTTCATAATAGCGGGAAAACTTTCGATATTTACGATTTACTTATTTTCTTTTGCGAGCAATTTAAAAATAAACGTAATCTAAGCATCTATGTTGTCCGTAAAACACTGAAATCATGCAGGGAAATTGCATATAAAGAGGATTTTGTAAAGAAACTAACACTTGCCGGAATATACAGCACTGATTATGCAAGAAACGAAAACCAATCTCCTGAATACACACTTTGGGGGTCAACTATTAAATTTATTGGCTTAGATGGTGGCGAAGAGCTTGGACGAAGCGATATTATTTATGTCAATGAGGCTTTAGACATAAACAACCAAAAAACAATGGATAATTTGCTTATGCGTTGTGAAATGCTTGGATTATTTGACTGGAACCCTAAATACTCAAAACATTTTATCTTTAAATGGGAAGGCAGATTTAATACTCTGTTTACCAAAACAACATTTAGGGACAACAAACACATTGACCCGAAAGTAAAAGGCAATATATTGTCTAAATGCCCATGGAGCTTTGATGATTACGATGAAGAAAAAAGATGTTGGAAAGTTCCAATAGAGCAACGCAGGCCAAATGAATATAACATTAAGAACGGAACGGCAAATTATCACGATTGGATGGTTTATGGTGAAGGAATTAGATGCCCTGAAGAAGGTGCAGTTTTCAAAAACATAAATTGGATTGAAACCTTCCCGGGTGATTGCGAATCTGTTCATTTCGGACTTGACTTCGGTTATACATCAGATCCGTCCGTCCTTACAAAAGTAGGAAGAAAAGGAAACAACATATACATTCAGTATCTTACTTATAACCCTTATGATAATACTGATATGCTATATAAAGCCGTGATGCCTTTTTTACTTGAAGAGCAAAAAAGACGTAAAAAAGAATCAAACGGGCTTGAAACTGCCCATATTATAGTTGCTTGCGATAGCGCAGACAGGTATAAAGATGTTCATTTTGTCCGTGAACTCAATGCAATTATCATCAATGAAAATAAAAAAATACAATCAGACTGCGAAAAAGCAAAAATAGACCCTGAAAATCACAAGATAAGGGGCATCCAATTTGTTAAGGTCAAAAAACCAATGGTAACGGTTAGACTTAGCAACATGAAAAAATTTAATTTACATGTGGTCGAAACTCCTGAAGCAGTGGAAGAATTTGATAATTACGTTTACATGATTATTGAGGGAAATCAAACAAACATACCCATTGATGATTATAATCATGGCATTGATAGTGCAGGATATTGTATATGGCATTTCCACAAATGGAAATGATAATTTATGTTAAAAACTATCAAATAACAATTATTATTGAAAAAATCTATATATTTGCATTATAAAATTTAGCTATGGCATTCAATACAAGCAGAATTTATACAAGGGATGGCATGATACCATCTCAAAACGACATATTAAGTGCTATATATGGCAATAGTAATTCGACAGAAGTAAATACTAATACCGTACATGGTCAGCGTGATGCGCTAAATAAATCTTCAGTTGTTCAGGCTTGTGTTATTACAAGATGCGATGCCATAAGCAATTTGCGAATTTGGGCAAAGGATGATGATGGTCGAAAGATAAAAAACGCAACCGTTAAACAGGATTTAAAAGAACTGAATTATTACAACGAGTATCAGGATTTCAGGACTTTTAATAACATGTTGGAAGCTTATGCCTGTGTTTATGGGCGTGGTTATGTTTATAAATCAAAACTGCCAGGATTAAATAAATTTGATTATTATCCAATTTCAAACCATTTAATTCAACCGAAATACTTTCAATCATCAAATAAATTCGCCGAGAAAGAGGCTGATTATTACGAAATAGACTTGCAGACAGGTGCTGTTTTAAGGCTGGAACGTGATGAGATTTATTCTTTTATTGACAATGATTTTTTCAACCATGATGGCGTTCGTGGATTATCCCGTCTGTATTCACTTAAAGAGCCAATATCAACGCTTTTAAGTATAGGGCAAATGTCAACACAGCTTATCGCTGATGGTGGCGCACGTGGTATCATATCACAAGGCGCACGTGACGTTGATATGATTACTGCACCTTTCTTAGATGATGAGCAGGAAGAAATACACAAGGCACTAAAACGATATGGCGGACTTCGCGAGCAATTAAAATATATCGTGATGAAAGGAGTTGCAAATTATGTGCCTCTGACATCTAAAATTATTGATATGCAACTTCCTGAATTAGCTAAAGAAGCTGCATTGCAAATTGGGAAACGATTTGGCATACCAAATGCTTATTTTGCTTTAGAACCACGGTTTAAGGCAATGCCTGAAGCAAGAAAGGAGTTTCATACCGGAACTATTATCCCAGAAGCAACCGTAAGATATAAGGATATTGTTAAAATGAAAGGAATACCAACACGTGATTGGGAGTATTACCCTGATTGGTCGCATTTGGATTTCTTTCAGGAAGCACTAAAAGAAAGCGCAATTGCATTAAATCAGGCTTTGGCAGCAATCACGCCAGCAGTAACGGCTGGAATTGTTAGCAAAGACGAAGCCAGGACATTTTTAGAACCATATTTAGAATAAAGCTATGGATATGACAAAGAAACAGATTGATAAACTCCGTGAACAAAAAAACAAGGAGATTAAAAATCAAAACATTGTAATAAAATGACAGATTTAAGTAAATACACAACAAAAGAGGAACTACATAAGTTTTTAATTGAAAATAAGAAAACACTTATTGCAGAGAAAAAATTTATGATGAAAGAAGCTGATGCAATTTCGTTTTATGTTCCTATTATAACCGAAAAAGGCGATGCTTTAAAGGCTGAACCTGCAAATACACAGAATTTATTACAAAAAGATTCAATAAAAGTACGTGCGGTTATAAACACTACAAATTTGCTTGATTCACATGGAGATGTGCATATTAAAGGTCTTTGGAAAAAGTCACTGAAAGAACAAAAAAACTTGTATTTGCTACAAGAACATCAAATGAAATTTGCAAATATAATTACTGATGATGTATCCGCAAGCACAAAAACATATAAATGGCGTGATTTAGGTTTTGATTTTGACGGTGAAACAGAAGCATTAGTGTTTGATGCTAACATTGAAAAGGGAAGAAATTCTTTTATGTTTGAGCAATATGCAAAGGGATACGTAAAAGAACATTCGGTTGGAATGAGATATGTTGATATTTTCATGTGTGTTAATTCAGGCGAGCAATGGGCAAAGGAAGAAAAAGAAAATTGGGATAAGTATTATCCTGAAATTATAAATAAAGATGTTGCGGATGCTATGGGATATTTTTGGGCTGTTACAACAGCTAAAGTAGTAGAAGGTTCGGCAGTAGTAAAGGGTAGCAATTACGCAACACCGACAATATCAGTAAAAGAACAGGAGCCGCCGCAAGGCACTCTTGACAAAATAGAAAGCAGCCGTCAGTCCGACACTGTTTTTATCAATGAGTTTAAAGAAATTTTATCAAAACATTTAAAAAACTAACAAAATGGACGAACAAATGAAAATTGCGCTTAATGAAGCGTTGGAAACATTTAAAGCCGGACTGCCGAAGGGTATTTCTGAAAAAGAATACAATGAGAGGTTCGATGCGTTTAAAACAGAAATTGAGAAGAAATTCGAAGGAGTTGTAACAGAAAAAATTCTAACTGCAAAGTTTGAAGATTTTTCACGGGAACTTGCTAAGGATTTGGAAAAGTTTAAACCGCAAAATCAGGTGAAAATGACTATTGAAGATGCAATTGCTAAAAAAATAGCAGAAAAACAAAAAGACATTCAGGACATCTTTACTAAGGGTTCCGGTATTATTGAAATTGACGTTACAAAAGAAGTTGGCAACATTACAACAGGCAGCGGTACAGTACCAGTTGCAGCACCTGCTATAATGGGTGTTCAGAATGCACCATTATCAAACGTGAATTTACGTTCTTTGAGTGTTGAACAGTTTATGACTGTATTGCCAACAGGTATCGGTGCTGCATATCCTTATACTGAAGCTGTTCCTAAGGATGGGAATTATACTTTTGTCAATGAAGGTGCAGCAAAGCCACAGATTGATTTTAAGTGGGAAACGAGATATGCCACACCCAAAAAGATTGCAGCATGGCTTAAACTTACAGAAGAATCTGTGAAAGACGTTGTTGGTCTTGAAGGTGTTGCCCGTGATTTCTTGCGTAAAAAACATGACCTGAAGAAAGCTAAAGCATTGTTATTTGCAACCGGAGCGGGTGACGAACCTAAGGGAGCTACAAAATATGGTCGTGCATTTGTTCCAGGAGCAATGGCTAACGCTGTAAAGACTCCAAACTTTATGGATGTTGTAAATGCCGCAATTGTTGATATTGCAACGACTCATAATTATGAGGATGAAACTCCTTATATGGCAAACTTGGTTTATATCAATTCTGTAGATTTCTTTATTGAAGTCGTATCAGCAAAGGACAGCGAAGGACGACCTTTATATCCTATGGCATCATTGATGAATCAGGTTACCATTGGTGGTACTACAATTGTGCCGGACGAATCAGTTCCATCAGGAAAGATATTTGTTGCAGACCTTCGTAAATACAACATTACAAACTATGTACCCTACATGGTAAAAGTAGGTTGGATTAACGATGACTTCATCAAAAACCAATTTGTAATTCTGGCTGAATCCCGTTTCCATCAGTTTGTTAAAAAACTTGATGAAAAGGCATTTATCTACGATGATATTGCAACTATTAAACAGGCGATTACAGCTCCACTTG